ATTTTTAACAATACTTCGTCTGGACAGGTGACAGTCAAAGTAAGCGGGCAAACAGGTGTTTCTGTTGCTAACGGCACTAAATTAATCTTAGTATGTAATGGTACCGACATTATTAACGCTACGTCTTATGTCACATCTTCTGGCGGCGGCGGCACTGTAACTAGTGTTGCTGGAACAGGCACTGTAAACGGAATTACATTAACTGGCACAGTTACCACTACTGGTAGTTTGACGCTCGGCGGTACAGTAAACGTCACTTCAGCAACAGGCACTCTTCCCATTGCCCAAGGCGGTACAGGCGCGTCTACTTTGGCGGGGGCAGGCATTCCCACACTAAGTGCAACAAATTCTTTTACTGGTGCAAATGGTTTTGGCATAACAGCAACTGCGAATTTTTCTGCATATGCAAAGCCACCAAATACAAGTGGTTCGGGTTTTGTTGGGCAAAATAATGTTGCGGCAGTACCTTTTGCAGCCGCTAGTGACCAAGCTAGCGGAACATTGATGGTGTATTACTATGGAACGCTGCCGTCATCCGTAACCACTAACGGATATGTACAGCTTAGTGGTGCTGGCGTTAACTATTATTCTGCTTCTGATTACCGCCTTAAACAAAATGTAACGCCGCTATCCAACGCAACAGCCAAACTCAAGCAGCTTGCTCCAAAAACCTATACTTGGATAAGCCATCCAGAGGCTGGAACAGTTGACGGATTTATTGCGCATGAATTACAAGCAGTTGTTCCCCAAGCTGTCAGCGGTGAAAAAGATGCCGTGTATGAAGACGGCAAACCAAAATACCAAGCTGTTGATTCTTCTAATTTAGTGCCATTGCTGACCGCTGCCTTACAAGAGGCTTTGGTTCGTATCGAAGCACTGGAAGCCAAAGTGGGCGCTTAATTTTTAACTGAGCCAAACAAGTTGAAAGCCCCTGATGGACGCCTTACCGCCTACGCCGCCAGTGGCACAAGCTCCAGCGCCCGTATTTGAGTGCGTGCGGTGGAGTTGGTCGTCTGACAGATTATCGGTTTGGTGCCTACAGTGGCGGGAGAAAAACAAACCAGCGCCAAAGAAAGTAGCGGAGGTTGAAAATGATTGATCCGCTAACGGCACTGGCGGGGATACAGGCAGCGGTTGCGCTAATTAAGAAGGTCAGCAAGACTGTTGATGACGTAAGCTCTCTCGGGCCTGTACTGGGCAAGTATTTTGATGCGAAGTCCACGGCGACCAAGGCTGCGGTACAGGCCAAGAAGTCTAAGTCATCGATGGGGACTGCCATCCAAATTGAGATGGCGCTCGATCAGGCTAAGCGGTTTGAAGATGAGTTGCAGTTGCTGTTTATGCAGAGTGGCAAGATAGATGTTTGGAACAAGATTAAGTCCAGAGCGGCTGCAATGGATGTGGAATCTGCCCACGATGCGCGGCGTGAGCGAGAAGCTGCTGCCAAACAGAAAAAAGAAATGGACGAAGTTATCGAGATTGTCTTACTAGGGTTAATTTTCTTTGGGTTGATTGGCGGCATTGCATATCTTTCGTTTGAAGTCCTTGCACAATGCGCTGGTAAGTGCAGTTTCCAAAGATGAGTAAAGAACAGCTAAGTATCATTGACAAGGTGTTGGAGTATGTGTCCAGCCCGTTTCGTTTGTTTGCGATGGTGTTGATGGCAGTGCTTACGTTTGCAGGGTACTTTGTATATACAAATCAAGAGTTGTTGATAGGGGCGTACAAGGAGTCTAAGAAGATTCCAAGCATTGCCGAGGACAGGGTTGAAGACGCAGCAGCACATCTGTTTAAACAGTCAGGAGCTATCATTGTTGCCGTGTTTAAGGTGAACTCAATGTTTGGGACTCGCATCTTGCACAGGGCTTACACCAGAGATGGGCGGGACAAGACAAACGACGGGTTGGACGTGGGGCTGTTTACACAGAACTCGGCCAACAACGCCGATGTGGTCAAGCTTATGGCAAATGAGGTTCCTTGCGGAGAGTACACATCCGCGCAGAGTGAAATGGGTATCTGGTATATCGAGAAGGGTGTGGGCTACACATGCCGCATCAGCGTTCCGCCCGAACCGGGCAGATTTGTAGGACAGATCACCGTTGGATGGGCCTCACCGCCTGACAACATGGAAAAAACCCGTGCGATGCTACTGATCGCCGCAACTATGCTATCAAGGAGTAAAAGTTAATGGACTGGCTTAAACAAATTGCACCGACAATTGCTACGGCAATGGGTGGCCCCTTGGCTGGGATGGCGGTGTCTGCTATTTCCAAAGCAATTGGCGTTGACCCTGACAAGGTGGGCGACTTAATTTCCAACAACAAGTTGTCAGCAGAGCAGATTGCTCAGGTCAAGATTGCTGAAATTGAGTTGCAGAAACAAGCGCAGGAGCTTGGTCTTAACTTTGAAAAACTAGAGGTTGAGGACAGGAAATCAGCACGGGAGATGCAAGCTACAACCCGCAGCCTGATGCCACCAATACTCGCTGCCACAGTCACACTGGGTTTTTTTGGAATTATGGTGATGATGTTTATTGGCAAAGTAGACAGCGCCAACCCTGCTATTTTGATGATGTTGGGGTCATTGGGCACAGCTTGGACGGGGATAATCGCATATTATTTTGGCTCTAGCGCTGGCTCACAAGCCAAGACGGATTTGCTTTCTAAGGCGGGGCCGGTGAAATGACCGAACACTTTACCCTTGCGGAACTGACCGCCACCAGTCACAGGCAGTTTGACAACACGCCAAACGAAGCCGAGACCGCCAACCTACAACGACTTGCGGAGTTCTTAGAGCAGGTCAAAGAAGCGCTGGACGGCAAACCGATCATGATTAACTCTGGGTTCCGGTCAAAGCAAGTCAACGACAGCGTTGGCTCCAAAGACACAAGCCAGCACCGAATTGGTTGTGCGGCAGACCTCCGTGTCCCGGGCATGACGCCTGATGCTGTAGTACGCGCAGTAATTGCCTCGGGTTTACCCTACGATCAAATTATCTGTGAGTTTAATTCATGGACGCATGTCAGTGTGACGAACACACCAGACGGAATCCCACGTAGGCAAGCGCTTATCATAGACAAAGCAGGCACTCGACCTTTTGCCTGATACGTGGGAAAATAAACCATGCCACTTCAAAAACTTGCCTTTCGACCCGGTGTAAACAGGGAGTCAACGACGCTCGCCAACGAGGGTACGTACTTTGAGATGGATAAGGTTCGTTTTCGTTCGGGCTATCCAGAAAAGATTGGCGGCTGGGTTGCTGATACGGGCACATCAAACGCTACGCTGGCGCCGCCAACTGGTTCGTTCTGGGGCGTCTGCCGGTCTTTGTGGAACTGGATCACGCTGTCCAGCTACAACTTACTGGGCCTTGGAACCAACCTCAAGTTTTACATTCAGAGTGATACCGGCGGCACCTTTAACGATGTCACCCCTCTGCGCCTCACAACCGCTCCGGGGGCTGTAACTTTTGCAGCCACTAACGGCTCGACCACCCTAACAGTCACCAATGCCGGGCACGGGGCGCAGGCTGGGGACTTTGTTACGTACAGTGGCGCTATTGCGCTAAGTACACAAACATACACAGCAAGTGCTGCTACAGATAAAATTACTTTTACAACTGCGCTTACAAACGGAACAACCCTCGAATTATTTACAACAGGCACAGCCCCCGCAGGACTGGCAATTGCTACCACCTACTATGTTGTAAATAGTGATACGCCCACTGCTTCATGCAAGCTCTCTTTGACTTCAGGCGGCGTAGCAATTGACATAACGGGCGCTGGCACGGGAACTCAAACCTTTGCTTTGACCACAGGAATTACTGCCACCGTGCTTAACAAAGAGTACCGCGTAGCCACTGTTACCAGCAACAACATTTACACAATCACTTCTACCATTGCAGCAAATGCCTCGGATGTCGGCAATGGCGGCGGGGCTACAGTGGGTGCGTATCAAATCACAACCGGCTCAGATGTTTACACGCAAGGCGTCGGTTGGGGCGCTGGTGGATGGGGCGGCATAATTTCGGGTGCAGCCACTACAGCGGTAGCAGGCGGTACGCTCTCGGCAATCAACACTACAGTCACAGTAACCTCAACAACAGGTTTTACAGCAACCGGCAATATTTTGATTGACTCAGAAACCATTTCATACACAGGTGTGACCGGAACCACATTTACAGGCTGTACTCGCGGCGTCGGCGGTGCGGGTTCTGGCGCGGCCACTACACACACAAACGGTACATCGGTTGTTCAGTCCACCACATTTACGGGTTGGGGGTCCCCTGCCCCCTCTGGTGTCGGTATTGGCGTACAGCTTCGTCTTTGGAGCCAGTCCAACTACGGTGAAAATTTGATCTTTAACCCAAGAGGCGGCGGTCTGTACTACTGGGACACCAACGCCAACCCAAATATCTATGATCGTGGGGTTCTGCTTACTACCGGAGACACGCCAGACATCTGTAACTTTGTAATGGTGTCGGACGCCTCACGTTTTGTTATTGGCTTTGGTGTGAACGACTACGGTTCAGCCGTACAGAACCCTATGTTGATACGCTGGTCAGACCAAGAAGACTTTACGCAGTGGACACCCGCCATTACAAATCAAGCGGGCAGCTACATACTTAGTCACGGCTCCCAGATCGTTTCCGCTCTTCAATCTAGGCAAGAGATTTTGGTCTGGACAGACGCCGCCATTTATTCCATGCAGTACCTTGGCCCACCGTATGTGTGGGGATTCCAACTGCTCGCAGACAACTTATCCATTGTTAGTCCAAACGCAACATCTACAGCAAATAACGTTGTGTACTGGATGGGCGTAGACAAGTTCTACATATATTCTGGCCGAGTGGAGACACTATATTGCCCTCTTCGTCAGTATATTTACGGCGACATTAACTTGTCTCAAGCCTTTCAGTTCTTTTCTGGAACTAATGAGGGGTTCAATGAGATTTGGTGGTACTACTGCTCATCTAGCTCAACGACAGTTGACAGATATGTTATATACAACTATCTTGAAAAGGTCTGGTCCTACGGAACTTTAGCCCGTACTGCGTGGTTGGATAGTCCTCTGCGAATTCAGCCTATGGCAACCACTTATGGCAATAAACTTGTTTATCATGAGAATGGCGTAGATGATGGTACAACCAACCCATCTTCGGCTATTACTTCATATATCCAGTCCGCTGACTTTAACATCGGGGATGGGAATAACTACGGTTTTGTTTGGAGGATGGTTCCCGATATTACGTTTAACGGCTCTACTGTAAATAACCCATCAGTTACTTTTACTTTACGGCCACGTCAGAACCCCGGTTCAGACTACAGCACCTCCGCAACCCCCACAGTGGCAAGCGCTCAGAACTATGTGGCCCAGAGAAACTACAGCGTGCAGCAGTTTACACAACTCATCTACGTGCGCGTGCGTGGGAGGCAGATGGCATTTAAAGTAAGCTCTGACGGGCTTGGTGTGCAGTGGCAGCTTGGCGTGCCCTCTATCGACGCACGGCCAGACGGAAGAAGGTAAATATGAGCAACCCACTAGTCCGCGCACCGCGTTTACCCAACCCTACGCCCGAATACGACAGGCAGTATATGGAGGCGCTGATTAGCTCCATACGTCTGTATTTTAACGAGCTAGACAACCCCGGAGCTATGTTGGCGTCTACGCAAGATGTAGACAACAAAATCACCACCGCGCTTAGTTTTAGCCAACAGGACCCGGTGCCCCCCAACGCTTTGCGTGTTAGTCTTCCAACGCAGGCTGACTTAGCCAGACTTAAAACTGGCGATGTTTACTACGATACATCAGCGTCAAATGTTCTGAAAGTAAAGATATGAACTATCCAATGCAATCTTCCGGTCTTGCTGGTTTAAACACCGTGCAAAACATGTCTGATCGAAACATGGCTGAAACTCTGATGGCTAATGGCGGTCAACGCTTCTCCAGAGGCGGCATTTCTAATATTCAGAGAATGGCCACTGGTGGCGTTCCCAAGTACACGTATGACGCCATCACAGGCAAATACACTTTGGCGGACGATTCTATATTGGCACTTTCCAGTGATTCGGTACCAAAATACATCTATGACCCGATAACGCAGCGTTATACGCTGGACACAAGCGAAGAAAAAAAGAAGAAAGACGAAGATTCTGAGACTGCTCCCGACGGAGGACCGGGCGATGCTCCCGGTGGTGGTGGTCCCGGCGGTGGTCCCGGTGGTGGTATTCCCGGTGGTGGCACCGGTAACACCAATCCCGGGTTTTTCTCTACTGTTATGAACGTTGTTTCAGCTTTGTTTGGCCAACCAACCGGTTCGCAACTACCTGCTCCTGTGGAAAGTAGGGGGACAGCACTTACGTCCGTTCCTTATGAGTCTGGTTATGTCCCCGGCACCGGTGTAGTAGTAGGCGGCGCTATACAAGACGGCAAAACAGAGACCACATCGCTTGGCCCATTAGGGGGAGATTCTGGGGGCGGGCCGAGTCTGGGTGATTCATACGGCCCCGGTTCAGTTGCAGACACCGGCGATGTTAGCGGCCAAAGCGAAGGAACTCCCGCGATAGCCAACGGCGGTCTACTTGCGTTAGCCCAAGGCGGTATGTATAACCTTGGCGATTACTCTGACGGTGGCCGGTTATTGCGCGGCCCCGGCGATGGTGTATCTGACGGAATTCCTGCAATAATTGCCAACAAGCAACCCGCTCGGCTTGCGGATGGTGAGTTTGTCGTTCCCGCACGGATTGTTTCAGAGCTGGGCAACGGATCAACCGAAGCTGGCGCTCGTAAGCTATATCAAATGCTGGCCCGGGTACAGAATGCCCGTAAGAAGTCTATCGGAGAAGGCCGTGTAGCGGTCAATAGCCGCGCAGATAAAATGTTACCCGCATGAATGTTCAGTATGTTACCAACGAATGGGTTAATCAAACATGGCCGCATGTTGCGCCTTATGTTGAGTCTGCGCTGGCTTATTCAAAGGGCGAGTACACAGCCGAACAGGCTAAGGTCATGGTTACTACAGGCCAGTGGCACTTACTTGTGGCGACAGACGATAGTGGAATACACGGCATGGCTATCGTGCAGTTTTTTAACCGGCCCAATGACAGGGTCTGTTTTATTGTGGCAATCGGCGGTAAACTGATCAGTAGCGATGATATGTTTAAACAGCTAAAATCATACGCAGCTTCAAAAGGTGCAACTTGCATCGAAGGCGCAGCGAGAGATTCAGTGGCCCGTCTTTGGACCCGATACGGCTTTGAAGAGAAATACAGAATTGTAGGAGTCAAATTATGAACCTCTCACGCAAACAACTTTATGCATTTGGCGAGCCGCTAGGCGACAGCGTAACCCGCAAAGAGGCTGGTCGCATCATCTGCGGCGGTGGCGGAACCACATCCACGTCTAAAACTGAAATTCCGGCGTATGTGGAGGATGCCGCAAAGGAAGGTATTGGTAAAGCCAGAGCGCTCATAGACACTACAGCAAACCCATACGAATCCTATGGCGGTAAACGTATTGCTAATTTTGATCCGCTACAGAACAAGTTTTTTTCTGGTGCTGAAAACTTAAAGCCTTCTGGAAATTTAGGCGAAGCAGCAGATATTGCCGGACAAGCCTCCAGTAGAGCGTTGGGCATAAATTATGACCCATATAAATCAAGTTATCAGACGGGTCAGTTTGGTGCTCAAGCTGGTCAGTACATGGACCCGTACATGCAAAACGTTGTTGACATTCAGCAGCGTGAAGCTCAGCGGACGGCGGACATTCAGGGAACTCAGCGCGGTGCGGACGCTGCTAAGTCGGGTGCTTTTGGTGGTAGCCGACAGGCCATCATGGACGCTGAAGCGGCTCGTAATCTATCGACGCAGAAGGGTGATATTCAAGCCCGTGGACTGCAACAAGCTTACACACAAGGACTTGATCAGTTCAACAAAGAGCAGGCTCTAGCTGAAAGCACAAAACAATTTGGTGAAAGTTCGCGTCAGTTTGGGCAGGGCTTAGGCTTAAAGGGGCTTGAAACCGCCTTAGCCGCTTCAGGCCGACTGGGTGAGCTAGGCATTGCCGACTTCTCTCAGCAAATGGATGCATTGGGCGCCCAACAAAGAGCGGGTGGTCAGCGCCAAGGACAAGGTCAAGCAGAGTTAGATGTCGGTTATGAAGACTTTCTCAAGAGGAAAAAATATCCGTATGAGCAGCTTGAGTTTGGGTCAAACATCTTGCGTGGTACGCCGTATGGCTCAACGACCAGCACATACACACCCGGCCCCTCATTCGGGCAGCAATTGTTGGGTGCTGGCACATCTTTAGCAGGTGCTTACTTGATGGGTCCAGCGGGCGGGACTGCATCAAGGCTTTTTAAAAAAAAGGGCGGCATAGTCTCTACCCAAAATATGAAGTCGGGCGGCTTGTCTGAGTTGGCCATCTCAATGTTGTAAGGCGGGTCATGAAAATACAAGACATATCCAACACTGCCGAGTTCTTGGCAACACTGAGCAGAGAGCAGTTAAAAGAATACGCACAGAACAACGCAGGAAACCCCTACCTTGTCTCTCTAGCTCTATTTGTTTCTGATCAGCAAAAAGCAATTGACAGATCTAAGCAGGCCAAAGCTCGACCACAGAGTTCCGTTGTTGATTCTGCGATTGAAAACATAGCCCCCATGGCCAGAGCCACCATGCCCGCAGCGGAGGTGGAGTTTGACATGCCTGAAGACACCGGTATTGGTCAAATCCCAATTGATGATACATATTATGGTGCGGCTGGCGGCATCATTGCGTTTGCAGATGGTGACCTTGTAGTAGATTACGGCGCACAACTGGATGCGGCCAAGGCAAAAGAAAAAGCTGTACGACAAGGTCTACAGGGACTTGGTCTTAAATTTAGACAGCAACAGCCAGAGGCATATGCAGGTACGTTAGCTGCAATGGAGCAGGCAACTCAAGAGCGCAATCTGGCTGAAGATGAATATTCTAAGTATCTAAGTACGCAGCCGGAATCCAAAGCTTTCTTTACCGGGGGGCCGCGACAAGTAGCGGCTCGTCAGCCAGCCAACACCACTGGCACCGCTAGTGTTGCGCCAGCCGCATATCCAGATGAAAGCCAGCGCGGCCCTATGACAGGGACAACCCCCAGCGCCACCTCCGTTGATGGTGCTGCCCGTATGTCTCCCGCCGCCCCAAGAATTGCTGCACCGCCAATTTCCAAAGCCTTGGACATACCGGGCATGTTTGAAGCCGAGAAGAAAAAACGCCTTGTAACAGACAGCCCGTTTAAATCTCAGCTTGAGGCTCTTGCTCTTTCGGAAAAAGAAGACGCTCTGGCAGATGTCGCTGGCTTAGAAGCAATCCAAAAGAAATATTCTGACATCACCAAGGGCCAAAGAGATCGTCAGGATGCCAAAGAAAAAGCAATTGAGGCCATGGACAACCAAGGACTTGGGATTGGTTTGCTGTTGTTTGGTGCCGAGTTGATGTCAAAACGCAATCCCGATGCGGGAGTTGCTGTTAAAGGCTTTTTGGCTAACCGAGATAAAGTTGCTGCGGCAAAAGACAAGCTTTCAGATGCCCGAGACCGCCTTGAGGCGGCAGAAGCTCAGCGCGGTGAGTTAAACGCTACCGAACTTAACAAACTGCGCAAGAATGTGCGCAGGGTTGGTGTTGACGCTCAGAAAGTCATGCTCAAAACCGTTATGGACCAATATAACGTGGACAAGGAAGAGGGTCTTAAGATCCTTGATCTGCAAATTAGAGATGCCATCACTCTCCGGGGCGAGGACCGCGCTGACCGCCGAACTATGATGCAGATCAACGCTAAGGACAGGTCGCCCACGCAGCAAATCTTTGATCGACTGGTAGCCCAAAAGGGCGGCGACCCTGTTGCGGCTCAGCAAGAGTACACCCGGTTGTTTGGCGATAAGCCTGACACCGCGTACCGCCAAGAATTGCTTAAGAGGAAGGCGGACGTCATCAGTGGTCCTATGGGCAATAGCGATCTTGGCCTAAAACAGATTGCAGCAATTGATGCGGAAATCGCTAAACTGGGCGGTCGCCAAGTCGGCAATCCATTGCCAGCAAACCCATCCGCAGCCAATTTAATAGTTGGAACTGTGTACCAAACAGCCAGAGGTCCGGCAAAATGGACGGGAACTGGATTCTCGCCCAATTAACAGGAGTTTTTAATGGCATTAGAGTTTTCTCTAGAGGAGGCGCTGGGCCAAGGGACGGGCCAACCTACCGAATTTTCTTTGGATGAAGCTCTTGGTAAAGCGCCAGTGCCGCCCGTCGCCGAGAAAGGCAAGGAGCGCACCGTAGGCGCGGCCATCAAAGACATTGGCGCTGGCCTTGTTGGTGGTCTTGGAAGTATTGTGCAGGTGCCGGGTCAGGTGTATGGTTTGGCTACCGGCAACTTCTCCAAAACCGGATTACTTGGTGCTGGCGAAAGACTGTCCAAGTTTGGCGAAGAAATGAAGTCCGAGGGCCTCAAGGCCCGAGAAGCCGAACGTGCAAAAGTGGTAGAGGAAGCCTCGAAAGAAGGCCAGTTTGCTGCGTTTACAGCATCTCTGGGTCAGACGATTACCGACCCCGGCCTACTTGCCAATTTTCTTGCGGAACAAGCTCCACAGGTTATCCCCATGATTCTGGCTGGCGGTGGTGCCGGTTACATAGCCAAACAGGGCGTCATGAGTGCCGCAGCCGCCCGAGGCGCTGCCCTAGAGGCGGCTCAGCGTCTTGCTCAAAAGAAAGCTATTCAGGCCGGAACAACTGCTGCCATTCAAACTGGCGCGGTCATGCAGGGCGCAGACATTGGCGCAGGCTCCTACGATGAGATCGTGGCAGGTTTAGTTGAGCAGGGTGCCACCCCGGAGCAAGCCGCAGAAGAAGCGATCAACAAAGCCCGTCTTGCTGGCGTTTCTGGCTACGGTCTTTCCGTTCTTGCCAACAGATACCTCCCCGGCGGTAAAGCGCTGGAAGAGGTTTTGGCGGGTAAAAAACTGACCGGCTCTCGACTTGGCAGTGCAGCCATAACCGCCCTTAAAGAAATCCCCAGCGAGAACATTGAAGAAGTCGGTGGCAAGATTGCTCAAAACATCGCAGTCCAACAGGCTGGCCTTGACCGAGATCTGCTTCAAGGAACCGGTGAGACTGCCGCCATGGCAACCCTTG